AAAAAAATATGGAATAACAGACTTAAAAGAAATGAAGCAATTTGAAACATTCTTAGATGATCTAGTAAGCGAGATGGTTGGAGATGACACAATTACTGAAGAAATTTCAGGTACTAGTGTTGAAGAAGCAGAAGTTGTTATGGCGGCAAGAGCCTTAAGTAACGACATTCAAGACCACATTGAAAGAATCGGTAGAATGGCAAACGAAGATATACCTTCAATTGCTGATTCAATGGCACATGAATTTGGTGCACAAAAAGCCGCAGAATTCAAAAATCAAATGGAAGGATTACTAAGTTCTTTACTTGATGCTAACAAAAGTTCAAAAGAAGGTGTCGACGCTCTTATTGGTACAATGACTGGAGAAGAATCAGCCGCACCAATGCCATCAGAAGATCCACTAGGTGGTGACATGATGGAACCAGCACTAGATGAACCAGTAGATGATTTTGCTGGTGCAGACGCAGAAGCAGGACCTGAAGAAGAACCTCTAGGTAGAGCAGAAAAGATTTAATCATGAGGTTTACGGACTTTGCACTCACAGAATCTGACATGAATGATGTTACATCAGACGTTAAGGAACTTGTTATTAACAAAATAGACGGTGGTGTGCAGTCTGCAAGTCTTGATGCATTTGTAGAAGAAGTAAACAATTTAGGTATTCCAATTTCAAAAGCAATGCTTAGATTAATTTTAGAGTCACCAGAGTTTGAAAACTTAATTGCAAACGTAGACAATTCAGAAATAGAATTTAATACACCTGGAAATGTGCCAGACGAAATGGTACCAGAACCAGAAGACATGGAAAATAATGTTTCTAACTTGGCAACATCGGCCGCTAACCAAGGCATAGGAGATGAACTAAATGTCTGATAGTATTTTTATAAACGCAACAGAGGCTCGTAGAAGAAGCCGAGATAGTGTTGTAATTCTTAATGAAGTCAGAGCACTCGAAGCCAATGTCTTATCAAACATAAGTGCAGGTTCATTGCAACTAATACAATCAACAGGAACAACAATGACTGGTAATACTTCTTATTACCAAGCCTACAATGGCATAACAACTAACACTACTATAACTGATCAAATCAGTACAGTCAAAAAACATTTCACTGACAAAGGGTATTCGGTAAATATTACTACAAATTCATCAACCGGAAATACAATTCAGTGGACAATCAAGTGGTAGCAGAAAGCCTTTTAGAAAACAAATACAATTACCCCCAATTAAAAAGAGTTACAGCAAAGTCAGGACAACGCCAATACACTGGTGATGACAACAAGCCTGTACCTAGTGTCACAACCATCCTATCAGATACAGGAGACAAGTCGGCATTGATTGCCTGGCGTAAACGTGTAGGAGATGCAGAAGCAACTCGCATAAGCACAGAAGCCGCAGGCCTTGGTACCAAAGTCCATAATGCATTAGAAAAGTATATACTTGGCGAGGAATGGAACACCTTTGGTAATAATCATGTTAGTGTGTTAGCAGAATCAATGACGTCAGAAATGATCGACAATGGATTAACTAAAATAGATGAACTATGGGGTGTTGAAGTAGCCTTAATTGCCAAAGGATTATATGCAGGTACGTCAGATGCTATCGGTATATACGAAGGCGAACATGCTATTATCGATTTTAAAACTGCTAAAAAAATTAAAAAACGCGAATGGATCGAAGACTACTTTATGCAAGGATGTGCATACGCATTAGCACATAATGAAATGTTCGAAACAAAGATACGAAAAGTAGTTATACTCATGGTAGACAGAGAATCCAAATTTAAAGAATTCATTATTGAAGGTGAAGAATTTGACAAGTACTGTGGTAAGTGGGCCGAAAGATTGGCTGATTACTATGGAAAAGTTGATGCACAAAAAGTCTAGCATACGTTTATCTGCAAAGTAAACAAAAAAGATAAATAGTTGTATGGCAGAAAAAGAAATAATTATATCACGAATGCAACAACGCAGAGGTAATCGTATAGATTTACCTCAACCCTTACGAGCGGGGGAGATAGCATTAGCATCAGACAGCAAAGAAGTATTCATAGGCTTAGATCCTAAGATAGGAGTCACGGCTCAAAATGCAAATGTTGTTTCAGTTAATAATATAGCAGAAGGCTTTAATTATGCTAATTCATATCTAAATAATAATTTTGTAAGACTTATCATGCCTAGTAAAAGATTCCCTACAGGAACTTTTAACGGTACTGCAAATAACACAACTTTTATAGTCACTGGCAGTGGCAGTAGCGGTCAAGCACACGGAGAACCTGTATTTAATGCAAGTATAACAACAGGAAATATTAAAAACGTGTTTGATTCCAATGCATTTGAATCAACAGATTTTACAGGTGCTAAAAATGGAGTTGCATTAAGTACAAATGCCACAAGAACTGCGGCTAACTTGCTTAATAACGAATTTTTTGTATCTTCGCCAACAAGTACAGGTCAAAACACTACCATAACATTCGGCAATAATCCAACTGGTACAGATGATATCACAATAAATTATTATAGTAATGCAGATATAATTAGTGCAATGTTTGATACAGGTGTTATAGGGACTACTTCCACAACAGGATTCTATGAAGCAAAAAGTGTTGCTAGTTTTAGACAATTTAATAATGCATATATCAGATCAGATTACGAAGTAGGCACAGCATTTATTGGTTTAGAAAATAAACACACAGAAGTTTTTGCAGATTCAGGCACGGTGGCTTCACCATCAACTTTGACATTAACTGATATAATTTTAGAAGCCGCACCCACCGGAGACGCTAATGCTAATATTACTTCTCAGATTAATCTAAGTAGTGCAAGTAATTTAGATTTAGTTGTCAGCACAATTAATAATGATGCAACATTTAGAGCATCAAAAGTAGCAGGTACAGAAAATCAATTCTTTATTTCTTGTGATAGTCAGTTTCAAGTTAGATTTACCGATAGCACAGATGCCACAGAATTATCATTAACGCCAAATGCAACATATACCAAGGCAGATAATTCAATCAAAGGTCAATTAGAAAACTGGATTCATGGCTCATTAAATGACCCTGCGTTTAACATGTTTGTAGCGGCGCAGGTTGGCAATAAATTTAATTCAGGTGCAACTAGAATTAGTAAGTATACACCATCTACTAGTAGTGAAAACTTAACATTAACTTTTACAGGTAATCAAGAAGCAGAAAATTTTTCAACAATAACAAATAAAATATTTGGTGCAAGTGCAAATGCAGATATCACTGGATTAACAAATATCAAAACCAATCAAAGATTATTAACACAAGACGACTATGCTGTTCTATTAACAGGTTCCGCTAATTCATTATTCGAAGCAATACCAAAAACATGTCTAGCAGGTGCAACAACCGATATTGCATCGTTCCAAGTTTCAGATGTCGATAGTGCCATTATAGAATATTCAGTAAGAGCATCCGGTGGTTCTGGTAATGCGTATACTAGAACTGGAACAGTACACATGACAGGCAGTAGTGTACTTGCAGACGCAACACTTAATGACACTGGTGCTGTGATGCAAAACGGTTTTGGCTCAACTACATTTGATTTAAGTGCAGTATGGGACGGCGTATCAAATACAATGAAATTAAGAGCAACAAATAATTTATCAGATGGAACAACAAGACCAGCCACATTTAAATATCTAGTCAGAAAATGGTTGGGATAATTGCTTGACCAAATAACAAATCCCCAGCAACGATTATCTATATGGCGAGACTATAAAAACGGTCGCCCAACACTGGAAAATGTGTTACAATACATCAATTGTATAAAACCAATAAGTAGAACTTTTGATTACTATACTCCTAGTCATTGGCCCACACCATGGGAAATATTAGACCAAGGCTTGTTTTGTGTAAGTGGTAAAGCAATTTTATTATACCATACACTAGCACAATTAGAATATATAGATACAAAAAATGTTAGGTGGATTGTAGCAGAAAATAAAGAAATTTTTGAAGAAGGACTTGTGTTTTTTGACGGAGTATGTTATTATAACGTTTTACCGGATACAAGTGTAAATATTGAAAATTTTGATAATTACATAACAGTTAGAGAAATTATTAGACAGGAAAAACTCACAAAGATTTATGAAAGTTACAAAGAGAGACGGCACTAAAGAAGACCTAAACATTGACAAATTACACAAGGTTGTGATGTATGCAGTAGAAAACCTCACTGGAGTAAGTGCATCACAAGTAGAAATCAACAGCCGGATACAATTCTATGACGGCATTAATTCAACTGATATACAAGAAACTTTGATTAAAAGTACAGCAGATCTTATATCAGAAGAAACACCAAACTATCAATATGTTGCTGGTAGATTAATCAATTACCATTTGCGTAAGCAAGTATACAACACATTTGAACCACCATGTCTTTGTGATATTGTACAAAAAAATATTGATGCTGGTTTTTATGATCCAGAATTTGTAGAACTATACACAAAAGAAGAAATCAATGTATTGCAATCTTATATTAAGCATGACAGAGATGAAGATTTAACCTATGCGGCTATGGAACAATTCCGTGGCAAGTACCTAGTACAAAACAGAAGTACAGGCGAAATATTCGAAACACCACAGGTAGCATATATGATGATAGCGGCTACATTGTTTAGTAAGTACCCTGCTAAGAAAAGAATGGCGTATGTGAAAGCATACTACGATGCTATTAGTACATTTAGAATTAGTTTACCTACACCAGTAATGGCAGGTGTGCGTACACCACAAAGACAATTTAGCAGTTGCGTACTCATTGAAACTGATGACAGTTTGGATAGCATTAACGCAACGTCTAGTGCTGTAGTTAAGTATGTAAGTCAAAAGGCAGGCATTGGTATAGGTGCAGGTAGTATTAGAGCAATTGGTTCTAAGATTAGGAGTGGAGACGCAACTCACACAGGAGTTATTCCCTTCTACAAACTATTCCAATCAGCAGTTAAGTCTTGCTCACAAGGTGGAGTAAGAGGTGGAGCGGCTACACTATACTATCCTATTTGGCATTTAGAAGTTGAAGACTTACTAGTATTAAAGAACAACAAAGGTACAGAAGATAACCGTGTAAGGCACATGGACTACGGTGTACAGTTTAACAAATTAATGTACGAAAGACTTATTAGTGGTGGCAATATTACATTGTTCTCGCCTAAAGATGTTCCTGGTTTATATGATTCATTCTTTACCAACCAAGATAAATTTAAAGAATTATATGAAGCGGCAGAACGTAAAACAAGTATTAGGAAAAAGTCTATTCCTGCCATTGAATTGTTTAGTTCGTTTGTTCAAGAACGTAAAGATACAGGAAGAATTTATTTAATGAATGTTGACCATGCTAATACCCATGGAGCATTTATAGAAGACTTAGCACCAATTAGACAAAGTAATTTATGTTGTGAAATTAATTTACCGACTAAACCGCTTTCACATATTAATGATAAGGAAGGTGAAATCAGTTTGTGTACATTAAGTGCAGTAAATTGGGGTGTTATCAAAGACTTTGAAGAAATGAACAAAGTATGTAAGTTAGCAGTTAGAGGGTTAGATGAGTTATTAGACTATCAACAGTATCCTGTGTTAGCGGCTGAACTCAGCACAATGAATAGACGTCCATTAGGTATTGGTATTATTAACTTTGCTTATTGGATGGTTAAACACGACATGACATATCAAGAGCCTAACTTAGAATTAATTGATGAGTGGGCAGAAGCATGGAGTTACAGTTTAATCAAAGCCAGTAATAAACTAGCAATGGAAAAAGGTGCTTGTCCTAAGTCAATGGAAACAAAATACGGACACGGTATTACTCCTAACCAAACATACAAAAAAGATTTAGATGAACTAGTTAAACACAAAGAAAGACAGAATTGGAAAGAACTAAGAAAGAATCTAGTAGAACATGGTATAAGAAACAGTACGTTAATGGCACTTATGCCTGCTGAAACATCCGCACAGATTAGTAATAGCACAAATGGTATTGAACCACCACGTGGATATATCAGTATTAAGCAAAGTAAACACGGCGTATTAAAACAAGTAGTACCAGGCTTTCCTTACTACAAAAACAAATACGACTTGTTATGGGACCAAAAGTCTCCGCAAGGCTATTTAAAAATAATGGCGGTGTTACAAAAGTACATAGACCAAGGTATTTCGGTAAATACATCGTATAATCCAGAACACTATGAAGACGAAAAAGTACCAATGAGCGTACTGATTCAGGACCTCCTAATGTTTTATAAGTATGGCGGCAAACAGTTATACTATAATAACACATACGATGGCCAAGGTGAAATTGATATTAACAAAGATGACAAATTAGAAGATTTGCCAATGGGGGAAATCGATGACGAAGACTGTGAGAGTTGTAAAATTTAATGAGCGTACTTAATACTAAATCAAAATATACTGACAAAAGTAAAATGTTTTTATCAGAAGACATGGGCATTCAGCGATTTGATGTTTTAAAATATAGACAGTTTGATAAACTCACAGAAAAACAGTTAGGGTTCTTTTGGCGTCCAGAAGAAGTTGACATTACCAAAGACAGCAAGGATTTTAAAGACTTAACAGACTTTGAACAACACATCTTTACTAGTAATTTAAAAAGACAAATACTGTTAGATAGTGTACAAGGACGATCACCTAACTTGGCGTTACTGCCAATTGTCAGTCTACCAGAATTAGAAACTTGGATTGAAACTTGGGCATTCAGTGAAACAATCCACAGTAAAAGTTATACACATATTATTAGAAATGTGTACCCAGATCCTAGTAAAGTGTTTGATGAAATGATGAGCATTAAAGAAATCATTGATTGTTCAGACAGTATAACACAATACTACGATTCATTAATTGAGTATAACAGACTTAGAGAAAACGGCAGTTCTAAATACAGCGAGTATGAACACAAGAGACGTATTTGGATGTGTTTAATGAGTGTAAACATTTTAGAAGGTGTACGTTTTTATGTATCTTTTGCTTGTAGTTGGGCATTTGCTGAACTTAAGAAAATGGAAGGTAATGCTAAGATTATAAAACTTATTGCTAGAGATGAAAATGTTCACCTGGCAAGTACACAACAAATGCTAAAACTTTTACCGCGTGAAGATAAGGACTTTGAAAAAATATCCAAAGAAACCTATGATGACTGTACACAATTATTTTTAGATGCAGTTGAGCAAGAAAAGAAATGGGCGGACTATTTGTTTAAAGATGGTAGTATTATTGGATTAAATGCAGAACTATTAAAACAATATGTAGAATACATTGCAGGTAAAAGAATGCATGCCGTAGGGCAAGAAAAAATTTTTAACACTGGAACTAATCCGTTACCTTGGACACAAGCATGGATTACAGGTGGCGAAGTTCAAGTAGCACCACAAGAAACTGAAATAAGCAGTTATGTAATTGGTGGTACAAAACAAGATGTCGACAAAGAATCCTTTAGCGGCTTTTCATTATAATATAAATATTCACACACAGAGGAACACATGTTAGTAAATAAATCTCATACAAAAGGTGACGTTGTCACAATCAAATTAACCAGCGATACAGAAATCATTACACGTTTTATCAGTCAAGATGAAAATGGTATCACAATAGAAAAACCTATGGCAGTACAAATTACTCAACAAGGATTAGGATTAATGCCGTGGTTGTTTAGTGCTGATGCTTCTAAAGAAATTACTATTTCAAATGATAAAGTGTTTTGCACTATGGATACACTAAAAGATCTTGCTGATCAATATCTAGAAGGCACTACAGGAATAACTTTAGCAAAGGCTTAAATAGTAGACAAATCCAAACGGTGTTCAGCAATTAAAGATTGTTTTTCTTCTTCACTTAGTTCTGTTCTACCGGGATTGTTTGGAAATACACAACAAGGTTGCACATTGTAAAAACTGTTATTTTCTTCGCACCATTCTCTTCTATAGAACTTGTCAGTACCGTGTTTGTCCCATTCGATATGAAGTTTTTTAGCAGGGTCTTGTATTACTGTTATCATATCTTTACCAACTTGCACATTAGTATCTCTCTGTAAGCGATCTAAATATCTACCTTCAAATAAACCATAGGCAGGAAATGCCTCAGTATATTCAGGGTGGTCATTATGCCATTGTTCCATTTCCTGTGGACCAGCCGTTAAAGGCTGATATACACCGAATCTATCTGAATAATTATCACTAATCCATTTCTTTTCATTTTCCCATGGGTCTCCTACATCATATTTGCCCATATTAGCAACTTCGTTGCCGTCGGTAATCTTAAGTATGTTGTCGCCACCGTTATATGACTTGTACATAATATTGTCTATTTTGCAATAAACAAAACCTTCTGCTTGATTGTGGGTC